AAAAGCTGCTGCTACTTGGCAGTATATCTACATCATAATAGCTCTTACTAAGCTCATTTTTTAGCTGCCCCTTTATGAGTTTTTGCATTTTTCTTAGTAATTGCTAAAGCCTTTTTATCCGCATCATACTTACTAGCTGCCATAATCGTAAGCCCTAGATCCGGATAGTAGTAACTAGTAAGGGCTTTATTATTGATGGGCCTCATCATCTTATCGTTATAGTTTTTAAGCATCTTATTAAGTTATATCTATTAAAGTTTTACATACCAGGCGTATAGTACAAATAAGCACCGGCCCAACTTCATTATCTGCCGTGGCAAATTCTCCGGGTACCGCATCTATACCCCCCGTGCATAATCATCATAGCGTATAATCTGTATCAAAAGCGTTTAATATACTGGAAAAAGCCGCAATAATAGTATTTAACGCGGTTGCTCTATCGGTATTACTCAGCTCGTGGGCTAGTAGCAACTCAAAGTTATACGCCCTTTGGTTATATTTTGTATCGATATACTCACTCGGTACGGTCGTAGGCTCAAACATAACGCAAGGGTAACCCTCTATATCCTTTTTATAATAATCATAAGCAAAAGCTAACGGCTGGCCTTCACCGGTTAGCGTTTCTAGTTTTTCCAGGATCCTGGCGCGTACTTGCTCTAACATATTGTTATAAGTCTCAGTTATAAAGGCGGTTAAGGCTACTTTTAAATCATCTAATAACTCTACCATAGGCATTATCCCTAGCCCTATCCATATAGGGGTTACCTTTAATACCTCTAGTGGTTCCATCATGTACCCATACGGCGTACTCCCTTACGTTGGTTAATACTGCCTCGTATCACCTAGCGCTAATAGGGTACTTAGTCCTATATCCTTGGCGCAGCGCTCCAGTATCTACCGGAGTCTCTTTTTTTGCCTCACGCTCTACTACTGTCATTGCAAGGCTTAAGGATCTCTTAACTACCTTAAAGTATTCGTTAACGTCTAGCTTACTTAAGGCATCCTGGATACCCATAACCTCTAAATCCAATATTATACCTTTATCCGTCATTAGTCTACCTTAGTTATAGATAATACCTTAACCTTAACCATACCTATATTTTTATTAGCTATAACCTCGCTAACCTTAAAAACTTGCTCGCCAATAGTTAGCTGGTCGGTTTCTATTATATCCGCAGTACTAGGCGTAGTAAATCTATACTCCTTACCATATCTACTAGCGCCTATATCCGCTATGTTAATTGCGTTAAGGTATCCCTTATAACTAACTCCGGATATTGCAACGTAAGCACTTTTACCGCTCACCGTGGTTAGCCTGGATACCGTGGCCGTATCTTTAAAGAGTCTAAAAGTCATAGCTCATATATTTAGATAATAGGGCCTTGGTACTTAGTTGCATCTCATTTTTAGAGTATGTTAAACTAGCGCCGTCTACACTTTCCGCACTTATACCGGCCGTCATTGATTGCGTTCTAATTTCACTAATAAGCGCAAAACATGCTAACTTTAGATCCGGGGGGCAGCTATTAGCATTATACCCAGCGGTTACGTTAATCTTAATATTTCTGCGGCCCCTAGGCAACCCCATCTCTAAATAGATAATACCGCTATCCGGATCTACGGCATAATCCGCATCCGCAAAATCTACCCGCTCCCCCTTTCATAGGTTACTATGGTTATATTGGAAACTATGCAATATGGTTACCGGGTAGGCATCTATAACTAGGCTTTTAGATCACTCACCGGAATAGTAAAAATCCTTAGCGGATACTAAGGATAATTGCCTCCCGGTTGCTTGCTCTACTATACTATCTATAGCGTTTACGTATTTGGTTAACTCCTCATCATTACCATCTATACCAAACGCCTTAAGCTCCGCTAGTGTTATAAGCATATCCGTAGGGCTATAATATAAAATATGGTATTAGTCCGCTTTTTTTACTTTAACCTTTGGCAACTTATCCAGCCCGTTAAGATCCAGGTAAACTTTACCAAAATTAGCAGCATTAGAGGGCGTAAGTTGGATATATGGCAGCGCATCACGGTAGTTAACTCCGTTAATGGTACCTTTTACCACCTTGTAATATTTAAACTCCTCTGCCTCGTTTTCATCCTCATTAATAGGGGCTTTAGTCTCTTCTTTAGGATCATTAGGCTCCTCTGGCTCCTTTTTAGCATCCTCTTTAGCCTCCTCTATCTTTCACTCCATCCATTCTACATTATTTTTATATCATGCCGCTATATCTTTACCGGTAGCCTCCTTATAAGCATCACGTACTAACTGCCTCTCCTCCTCTAGTTTTTGCTCATCTGCCGGAGTTAATCCATCTTTTATTACCTTTACCATAGTTATTATAGTATAATGTTAAAATGGCTATCCATAGCCCGGCGCGTGTCCGCCCGGCCATAGATAGAGTATTTTAGCATTAAGCCAGGCTTAAGCTGCTGCCGTTACAATCTTACCAAACGCAGCCCCGTATATCATACGACCAGCCACCCTAGATACAATCTTTAGGCTTTGTATATCTTTTGCAAAGTTATCATCTACGTAACCAGTTTCAGCGGTTACCGCCTTACGGTCTCACATAGCGTAATATTTAAGATCTCAAAAGATAATAAAATCCGTAGCCGCCGTATCTGCTTGCCCAAAAGTATCAGTAATCTCTACTTCATACCCCATAAGCACGTATTTATTCGGAGCCGTTAGATCTCTAAGTAGTAGCGGCTGCCCTGTACTGTCCTTAAGTTTTTGGATTGCTCCAAAAGCTAACTGGCTCATTACAAATACTGGCTTTTTACCTCTCTTATATCTAATAAGCACGCTATTAACTAGATCCACTATTTTTTCAAAAGTGATAGAGGCAATAGATACAGTAGCAAGAGTAGTTACGTTAACATCCCCGTTTTCTACGATACCCTCAAAATTAGTACCCGTACCATCTCAAATAAATACTTGCGTATCCTCTAAAATAGCAAAAGCATCACCCGCTAGCTCTATTACTAGATCAAATACATCTTTATTTGTTGCATTATCATCTAATAGCTCAGCTCGCGCGTGTACCAATACTGCAAATTTTCTAGCAGTAAGAGTAAGCGTTTCAAAAGTAGGATTACTAGGCGTAATAGCCACTCATCCACCTACAATATATGCCGTTACGGATCCCGTAAGGCTAGGTATAGATTTTACGTTTGCACTCATAGGGATGATCCTACATAGTCTACGCGCAATACCTCATTTCTCTACCTCCATCATAAGAGTACGATAGAATTCAATAGGTAGTAACGCCCCACCCGTAGCATCTACGGTATTAGTTAGGGTTTTCTTACCATTTTCATCTACACTATCCGCATCCATAAGCCCCTTAAAGATCTTACCCGCTACCTCTATTTGCTCAGCTTTAGCGGCATCTTTACCGCTATCAGTAAACTTAGACTCGGATAAAATCTTAGTAAATTGTTCCTGGATAGCTTTAAAGTTATCGGATAGCTCTAGTGTTTTTGCCTCTACGGCATCCGCTACTACTCCCGGTGCCGTCTCTTGTACGGCGTTTTTAATTGCTCCCTTAAGGGCCTCTAGTTGTTTTTCATTCATTTGTATTAAAAAAAGTAATTAAAAGGTTAATTTAACTTTAGATCACGTAAAGCCTCAGCACTTAAGCGGTTAACCTCTTGTAAGGTTTCCTTACTTATATGCTCTTTACTCTTAGCTTTGCCATCAGCCGTATTTTTAATATTTTTAACATCATCTATCACGCCATCTATTTTACTGCCCATTTGGTTAATCATTTCTATAATAGTATCTAATCACTTAGCAACCTCCGGAGCATCACCATTACCCTTAGCGCTATCGTTACCTATAAGGTACGTAGCGTAATAAATAGTATTAGCATCCTTAGTAGCATCTCATATAGCAGTTTCCATATAAGACTTAACGCCCTTGCCCATTCCTAACGCCTCCGGGTTAGCCGGCACCGTTACAAAAGAGTACTCTAGTAACTCCGCCTCCTCTATAATATAGCGGTTATCCGGGTTACGCTTAATAACTTTAAATCATACGCTAACGGCGTTAATAAATCATCACTCGTATAGCTTACGTATCTGCTGCCCCATAGGGTTAGCATCTGCCGGAGCAAAAACCCCGGTGCTTATAACTTGGCCATCTTTAACGCTTAGCCCAGTTGCCTTAGCTACGGGCAGATCATAATATCTATGCCCTCGCAATACTACGGGGTTTTTCATAAAGTTTTCAAAATCCCAACCGCCTAGGCGTATAATCTCACCATCTCTATCTACTACCTCGCTAGTTATTACTACCTTAAAGGTACCGCTATCTTTATCATCCGCTTTAGTATCAAATACCTTAGTATTAATAATTGCGTTAGCTATTGCCTCTTGTAAGTTCATTGGATCAAAAAAATAATATAAATAATAGCGGTTACGCTACGTAATCACTAACGGTATTAATTAGCTCTACGTTAAGTAACTCCGCATCATCTCTACTATATAGCCCCTTAAAGTTAAGCGTTTGCTTAACTATCTCATCATTTGCGCGGTTAGGGTTCCAATCTTTAAATTTAAGCCTTGCTAAGTTAAGCTCTAACGTGGGGTTTTCGGAGGTTCCTATAGTTACGTTAGGATCTATAACTTGTACGCGCATTGCTCTAGCGGTACCGTTAAACTCATAATCCTTAAAGGTTTCCGCATCATATAGCATTGTAATAGTTCACTCCGCTACAAAAAACGTATTATATATATCATCCGGCTCCGGATCTCATATTACATAATCCATCTCCAAATTTTTAGAAATTGTTAAGCTCATACTTTTTATACTAGCAGCATTAGCAGCATCTAACCCGGCTAGGTTTTCCGCAAGGTATACTTTTGCGTGTCTTGCTAGTAATCAGTAATCCGCGCTATAACTTACGGTATGAGTTGCCGCCGCTCATTTCTTACCCATAAAGGTAGTAGCTATAGCCACCTCGTTACCGTTCTCTATTGTTATGGTTACGCTTTGGATCATACATAAGGCGTAACTTTTAGCTAAGTTAGGATCCTTTAACCCTATCGTAAGTGACTGGTGCGTATTGCTAGCAGCTAGGGCAAATATATGCTTAAAAGCTCCACCGGTTGCGCTGGTAGTTTTTCCGCCTAGTAAATTAAGGAATAGGTAACCCATACCATTAATATAAGCCCTATGCTCTATGTTTCACTCGCTCCACTCTTTAACTTTATCCATATCGGAGGCATCCGTAATATTACCGGAGCTGGCCCCGTCTACTATATGCTCCGCCTTGTCTTGTACTGTTAACGTGTTTTTAGGTTGTCGGTGCTGGATTGCCGCAGCCGTTCACCTCGTAGCCTCTATACCAAATCATACGTTAACTAACCTACCTATATGCTTGGCCATAATGAAAAAATAATATAAGTAAATGGATATACTTATACTATAAGGTTATATATTAACTATTTCTACGCGTTTTATTCACTACTTGCCAACTTGGCTTGTATAATACAATCTATGGCCCTTGCTTTCCACCTTACTCGGGTGCGGTCGCTTTCAATATAAAAGCGGCTCATAAGCTCGGGCTTAGTAAATTTGCCACTAACTAAGGATAGTAAAAAGTCTTGCTCCATACGGCGTAACGCCTGGAATTTATCCGGATCAATATGGTTAGGCAGCTTTATTTTATTGCTCATTTTCACGGGTTAACTGGTTAAGTATAGATTTAATAACTCACGGCCCAAAATCACCGCATATAATACGGCTACCGTTAGTAGCTACCTCATCACCGTTAAGCAAGTGATAGGCTTGCTTAGGCGTAATAGCGATACGTACTATATCGGTGCTTTTAAGTCACGTTACCAACCTAACTAGGTAACTCCATATAAATTTAGGTATATATTTAGGTTTCGGCCTGGTATAATGCTTAGCAAAATAACTAGGCGTAAGGCTTTCCATATACTCATTTGCCATAACTCTAGCCTCACGGCGCGCCGCTTGCTTTGCCTTTTTAAGTAGTTGGTTAGTACTTGCCATTATTTAATTTGCTAGGGTATAAATCTACACTCAGTACCTCCGCTATATCTTTTTGCCCGGTAGCTTTCATACGATCTACCAGCAATACCGTTAGATCCTGTAAGCCGTCTATTATCTCTTGCTTACGGTCCAGCCTTGTACGCCAATCCTTTATATTGCCCGCATCCTCTCGCGTTGCTATCCGCTGCGCTATATCATCATCATCATAGTTATACTGGTTAAGTTTATTAATTAGGGCGTTATACTTAATATTTACCTCCCCCATTTCGTTAAGCGGTTGCTCCCTCAGCATTTCTATTATATGTAATATGAGTAAAAGTTATTATATATCCGTTAACTCCTTTGCTGCCTAAATAATTAAACTCTCTTTTTGTATTTATGCTACACGTGTCCACGTTAAACTTAGTAAGTAAGTTTTTAAATAATCAATTTTTAACCGCATCTAATCACCCGATAGCCTTAACTAACTCATCTGCTATAAATACTTGCATAGGATCATAATATAATTAATTAAAATATATCTGCCTCTTGCTCCTCTTGCGCTACTGGCTCCTCCTCTTGGCTGGTATCTCATACGTATACATCCGGTGCGGAGGTATATGATCACAGGGCATACGTTGCGCCGTATCTCGCCCCGTCTATGGCATGGTTATACTTATCTATGGGCTTATTTGTAGGCTTTCCATCCTTGTCTACTTTCCGCTTATATTTGCGCATCTCACTTATTAGCCCTACGCTCCTGGCGGTTACTTCTATCTTATAACGCTTAAGCAAATCTATACCGTTATTAATACTATCCGGACCTTTAGCGGCACCCTTTATATCCCGGCCAACATCATAAAGCTCCTGGATACTTTTAGGCTCGCTATTATCCGCTATAATCTCACTATACGCCCTACTTAATCACGCCTCCAGCATCCTACGATCTATACTATTACTGGATCATAGCTTAGCGCCCTCCTCAGTATAAATATCTATATTAGTTAATCCTGTCTCATATATAGGGCAATCCATAATAAGCGCCTTGTTATGCTTATATATTCTAACTAGGGCCGTAGGATCATTAGTAAATCCAAAATCTAACCCATCAATTAACCGCGCAGCATCTTTAGGGATCTCCGGTATAACGCTCCAGTTAGTAAATACCGTACCAGTAACCCTACCGTATTGCCCTAGGCCGTATACTTTCCGTAACTCTAAATCTATTTGCTTAGTATACTCTATCTCCTCTACTTGCGCCCTACTTAAAAACGCGTTATCCTTGTAAGTACTTACTAAAACTATTACATCCTTTTTAATCTGCGCCCTCTTTTGCTCTAATTCAGTATTAACCCATATATCCGGATCACTAGGGTTAAGATCAATTAACGCCACTACTGCGGTACGTACTAACAGCTGGTAAAACTCCTTAGTATATGCCAGCTCGTTACCCTCGTTACAATACAATATATCACGCTTTCACCCTCTTAACTTTTGCTCATCATCCGCACCGATAAACTCTATTAACCTCCCTTTATATCGATAGGTACGATCCGTTTTATTTTCTTTAATCTTAACTTTAGGGGCAAGCGTTGCCCGGATCTCTAAGAAGTCACGTTGCACGGTACCCTTAAGGGTTACCTTGTATTTACGTACTATGCTACATACTCATTTTTTTATTACTCTTTTACCCAGCTTACCCGTAACCAACCGTATAAAAAGTAGCTGCATTATACTATACGTTTTGCTAGATCTCGTGCCTCATCTATTAATTATAATCTTAATAGTTTTATCACTAACGGCATTATAGTTAGCATCAAATACCGGCGTGGCCTTAAGGTTTAATTTCATTAGTTATACTGGTTATCATCTACGGTACTATTTACTATAGTTACCTCTACCTCAGTTACGGTATCATCATCCTCCATATCTTGCTTAGTCGTGCTTTTAATTTCCACCTCTTGTACTCTTGTATTTAAAGCCCATTGCTTAGTAAATTTACGCTCAAATATCCAGGCCCACTTTTGCCATTTATCCGCTATTATTAAATTACCTAATAGTAATAACTTCTCATCCCTTACCTTTTTATCTAACAACCGCCAAAATTGCTCTATAGCTATCTTAGTCTCCTCCGGCATATCATCTAAATCCTCTTGCGTTATATTCCTTATACGGTTCTTATAGCGCTCATAGCTACGCTTACTAATAGCATAGTTACCCATACCGTTACTATATAATCTATAATTAGTTTCGTTTACTATATCCGTATCAGTTCGGGCCGTAATTACTGCCGGAGTCTCTAAAACAACTTTAGCCTGGTTAATCCGGGTATGGTTAAGCGCTACCGGCCTACCGGCATTGCTCTTTTTTTCCGTACCGTCTAAGTTCTTCTCCATAAAGTCAATATACTAACTAAGCAAAAGCGTAAAAGCGGTAATAATCCATAATATTACGGATCATCCACGTATCACCTCCCGGCATCTACTATAAAAGGCGTATTTACTCACTAATACTAACTCATAGCCTGGATCCAGTATAATATTATGCTCACCCTCTAACTCCATCCCCTTTTTTTCTTGAAAATCGTAGGATTGATTTAAAAATAACATTAACTCGGTTAGATCATCATGCTTAAGTATTATCTTACCATTAACCTTAGTAGTTACCTCAGTTATAACCTTACTTTTTTCCATTAGATCTAATTATATGAGTTAAAGAGTCTATACCGTAAGCCTCTACGTACCTATTAAATAGATCCGTTAGTATTACATCCAATAACCGGTTAGGCACGTCATTAATAACCTCCTTAACCGTTTTTTTTCTTAGCTTACTACTATCCCGCCCGCTGGTTATTAAGCCAGCGTATATTGTGGGGGTAATCCTACTACTACTTAGTATTTCCTTAACTTGCTCCGGGGTTAGCTTTCTAGGCTTTAATCCCCGTGCGTTAATAAGGGCTTTAATAGATCTATTTACCATCTCCATTAATAGTACTATCATCTATTAAATCACCCTTAGCCTTACCGGATAGATCTACTTTATCACCATCCTCCCAAAAGTTAACGTAATCATCACCGCTATATAATACCATACCATCCGGTATAGTAATTTTATCCCGGCCTATAGTTTCTATTACCGCCTCTATCCATAGATCCTTAATTTTAAGCTGCGCGTTAAGTTCGTGTATAACCCTTATATTACGCTCAGCTCATACCGTAGCCTCCATAAGTATTAACTTAAGCGCATCTAAGGCCTCTACGCTCCTGGTTACCATTCCAATTAGTTCTTTTTTATTTTTTGACTGTAAAAGCTCCTCATCTATAACCTCTACTCTTGCCTCTACTAAAGGCTTTTTTTTGTCCTCCATAAGCATCTATTATATATAAAAAAACATATACGTACTATAAGTATACATCTGGCTCTTGCAATGCCATACTGGCGTTATCTGTATCACTCTTAGCAGCTGCCAGTACTTTTTTTGGTACTTTATCCACTTTAGGTTGGTCGCTTGCGCTATCATACTCACGGATCCGCCCGCTAATAATATGATAGGTTTTATAGTCTATAACGTAACCCTCTTGCCCTCACATTACGCGGGCGTGTAAGTTACTCATATTAAGGCCGGATACTTTAGATTGTAAATACTCTAGTAGTTTATCCGTTACTACTCTTGCCATCAGTTAGGGTATATGGTAAATCTATTAGAGTAATACTTAATTATATACTATTTGTTAGTTTAAGTTATTAACCTCATCCCATACCATACTATAGTACTCTAAATCTATATATACATCCTCAAAATAATCCGGCGGATATTTAAATAATACTTTGGCTCTAAAAAAATCATCTAATATACTACTAGATCTTATATTATTATTATTTTGCCTATCTATTACATCACTTATTAAATAATGTAAGATCCCCTCCCTTATAGCCCTATTAATCTGCGGCATTGTCTCATCATCCATAACCGCGTTACTACTATGCAAATCCTCTAGGCTATCCCTTATATATTTATTAATACGTTTAGCGGTAGTTTGCATACAGTATAAGTTAATTGTCTCTTTAAGTGTTAATTTACTCATTATTAGTAGGGATATAAATAACGTAAGGGCCTTTACAGTACGGGTATAGAATTACCTGTCATTGCAAGGCTCAGTTAATAGCAGCTATTTTTTTATAGTCTCACCAGGATACTATTACTGTATTACCGTTAAAGATATTAGTACCTATATCCTCCTTAGTAATCTTAGCCCAGGCATCTATCTTACCCATAGTCCATACTTTCACCTTATCCAGGATCCGGGCCGGTACGCTTTCCGGTTTCTTAGACTGTATTAGCTGCGCTTGTTTTGCCATCATTGCTATCTAATTTTTTATAAATGGCCTCTATATTACTTATCATCCTATTTTCATAGTACTCCTCAAAAGTCATATTATGCTTAAGCTCAGCGTTAGCGTTATATAATAAGTATAGCGCCTTACGTTGCTTACTACTAAGGGATCCCTTACCGGTTTCCGCCATTTTCTTTTTAAGTGACTCACCAACTAGGCGGGGGATCTCATTAATTTTATCCTCACCTACTACCACCCGTACCATTTTATTGCGGTATGCCAGTATATCGGCTATCTCGCCCCCTTGCATCTCTTGCGTAGTAAATTGTATCTTAATAGATCCATCTACTAACGTCTCTACCTTACCCATCTGCCCTAGAAAATTTACTATATTATTTTCTACCTCTATCATTCTTTTTAGGTTTCTTAGGTGATAAATAACCGTTTTTTCTATTATACTTTTTAAGTTCTTTAATTAGGCACTCGTTACGCTCATCACTCTTAAAGCATATAGCGGATATTTCCAGTAACTCTATTACCTCTATGATCCTACCCTTTTTTGTTTTCCTGGTCTTTATTGGTACGTATCCTATATCGTAAGTCATTTGGGCTTATTAAGCTGCTTAAGGTAATTAAAAGTTATTCTATTGCCCGCTAGTAACTCCTCCTCTATTTCCCCAAACTTTCACGCTCTAAGATCATCAATTACGCCGTGTAGTTGCATAGTACTTACCATAATTATATTATAACTATCATACTTATAGTTAGGATATAATCACTTAGGCAGTACGTGGGCAAAGTAATAACTTAAAGGCTCCACTAACTCTTTACCGGTTACCTCGCACTTTTTCCCGCGCTCTAGTCGGATCTCAAAAAACATATCACGTTGGGGCCTGTCTCACTCCTTGGGATCACTAGGGTTAATTTTATACTTTTTATAATGCTTAACCATCTCTATTAATCATCTACATAAATGCACTCCACCATATCCCAGTAATCCGCGTGGCTACCTTTAGGCTCATAGTGATCCTTTCGCCTTTTTAATAGGTACTTACGCCGCCTAGCTTGCCGCTCAGTTTCGGTATACTTCTTTATATCCATCATACAAGAGGTAGGTAGCTTTTGCGTACCATCCCAGCCTTTAATTATATTTATAGCGCTCATAGTTAAGTTCTAATAAGTTTTAAAAGGTTTTAAGAGGCTTTAATTTCCTTGCTTTTAACTTGTAATCATAACTCCGCTACTAACCTTAAATCCTCCATCATTTCTTTACCCAAATACTCCAGTAAAGTAATTACTAGGTCCATTTTATCGTGGTCGGTTAAGTTGTCCTTTACTCACTCAGCTAGTACACTACTTACGGCCTTTAGCAAATGCTTAATTAACTCGCACCCTTTAACTCCTTTATTTTCTAAGGCTATAGATACATCTACTCCCCCGCAGTTGCAAGTACTATCTTTACACTCGTTACCCTCCATTAGTGTAATATAAATGCTTGCGGATTTTTTCATAATTATATATTTAACAAATTTAAAACAATTATTTAATTAGGCTATTATCAGTATTAGCAATAGTATTGCTCACGTTATAGCGTACTCACTTAGCAGCTCACGGGCTACCTTACAAATAATAGTTTTAACCGGCATACTCCTCATACTTTTATTATGTATTACGGCTTTATTAATCTCTTTATGGCTGCTATATATCATTACTTAGATACGTTAGGAGCTAAAATTTTCATAGCCTCTATCAGTACCTTACCTTGCAATCCTTTACAGTTCTCTTTTGCTATCCCTTGCTCCTCTTGCGTTAAATACGCCCCATAGTTCTTTTTACTGTAAGCCGCTACCGCTGCGGTTATTTGCTGCCTGCTAAAGTGGCTTAAAAACTTTGTCTCTATTTTCTTACCGGCCACCTCACCGCCTCACGTAGGGCGCTTAGCATCTTTATCACCTAGGTAAATATCTGCGCTAAATCATAACATACTTAACGCTTTACTTATAGTATTCGTTTGGATCTTTTTATATAGATCCCCTATTACTTTTTTCTCGCCAGTATTCCTTTTTTGCCGTCTACCGTTATCATCCTGGTAACTTTCTTTAACATCCTCTAAAGCATCCATACTATTATATATGGGGAACTCAGCATTATTAACTCTCTCGTACAATCCCTTATCATCACCCGAACACATAACATCTTTTTTAAGCCTTACAGTATCTGCGGGATAAAAAAAAGTAGCCTTAAGAACACATAAGCCATTGTCTATATTAATATCCAGGGATTTAAACCCTCGAGTACTACCATAAGGCCCCCGCATTTCCGTAGCTACTTTAATACTATAGTAAGCATCTATATTAGTATACTTATACTTTCATAACGTAACCTCTTTAGTATACGCCATATTAGTATTTTCTACCTTATTCCATAACTCTAAATTTTTAGTTGTATCTGCCATTAATATATAATATATGATAAAAGCATCTATTATATAACCATCTATAACCACGTTACAAGCCAACTTGGCATTTATGTACTACTTTACTTATAATTATATTTATGGTATACTAAAAAAGCCCGGATATAATCCGAGCGGGGCGTAGGTAAAGCCTACTAATTACTTACAATAGCGCCGTATTAGCTGCCTCAGCATCTGCCTTAGCGTTCTCCTTTTGTTTCGCTTAATACGTTGCCTTTTGGTTACACGTGCCATACTATAATGGTTTTGGTTCATTATTTGTATAGCCTTATATTAATCACTTACAATAGCAGCCTGTAATACTTGCTGCTTTTTTAGGCTGGCAATTTCATTATCTAATCATCCCATACGATCTTTAGCAGCATTAATATCATCATTATAACTAGCTATCTTAGTTTTATGGTTTTCCAGGGCAGCGGCCTTAATGCCTCTTATATCCTCCATATATTCTAACTCACCTATACGCTTGCCCTCTATAGCGGTTATTTGGTTTTGTATTAACTCATATTTACTAACTTGCTCCACCTCTATAGTTTCCGGGGCCGGATCACTTGCATTAGTAGGGGATAGCAAGGCCGCTAAAAATACGCACGCTATTATAATTAATCCGCTCAGTATATAAGGTACGTATCTTTTAAGCCTGGCGGTTAGTATTCACTTATTAAAATCATCTCTTACATCATCCTCATCAAATATATCCGGGATATTAACATCATCACCGTTAGCCTTTTGCATACCCACTAAATCACGTTGCATAGTCCTACCCTCGCCCACATACATTTTAACCAGCTCTATAGTGTCGGCAAAACTCTTACCCTCTATTAGTTCGGCTGGCATAGTGATTTTAACACTCTTACCAAATCTACCGTTAGTTAGTTGCTCTTGTACCTGGAATTTATTCCCCTCTAAGTTAGTAACCTTGTAATCTTTTACGTTTACGTTTGCCATTTTGTTTTTATTTAAGAAGTATAAAAAGCATCATAGGGATCAGCATACTTATAATAGTAATAGCAAAAGCTATTAGCAAATCAGTTAGCAAGCATTTAACCATCTTAATATTGGTAGTGATAAAAGCACTCCTCTACCCTACTGCCTTGGCTTGTTTTACCGCGGCGGTGCCGGCGTTAGCGGCGGGCGAGTAACTAGAGTATAGGGGAGGGGTGCCGTTACGTCAAATTATTATGATATACTTAGGGTATCACTACTACCGGTATGCTTTTTATACTACTTACCCAGGCGCGTTACTGTATTCCGGGCCTTATTAAACTCAGTAGCTACGTGCTTAATTGCCTTATCAAATTCCATAGGCTCCGGGGTATCAAATATAACTACGACTCAGCTTGCGTAATAAGCCGACCGTAAGCCGTTAGACTTTACAATATTCAATATAAATTTTTTACCCTTATACTCTAGGGATCCCGGCAGTACATCTAATAGAGTCTTAACGTCTAAGTACTTAACTAGATCCCGGTTAATTTTCTTATTACTCATTATTATCCTGGTTAATAATTAAACGGCGGGCCATATCGATATACTCGCTATAATCTGCGCGCTTAAGTACCATAGGGTAATGGATCCTCATTTTATGCTCTATTACTAAATCACTATACCCGGAATTAATCATATCTTTTATAATTGCTAGCGCATCCATATTAGCGTTTTTTCGTAGCGCCTTTTTTTTGTTAAGCATTTTGCTTTAAGTGATTGAATAAATTATTTTTAGCCTTTTGCAATATGGCTAAATTCCTTGCCTTTTTTTCGGGATCATCTGCCGGCTCCACCGTTGCGGTTACTACATCTGCGGTACGCCTAGGGGTACCCGCTACGGGGGGACGCTTAGCGGATCATTTAGCTAGTAGCTCTTTTAGTAAATGTTTTGCCTTAAATCATATAGTAGCATATAGGGCGTTATCCCTGGTACCTGTAAACTTATTAATCTTATCCATAAAATCTATAATACTCCGCTGGTATATAGGATAGTAAAAATGGCGCTCTATACCATTATCTTTAACAAATTTAACCGCGGCGGCAAAAGTTTTTATATAACCGCTAATATCTATGCCCGGGCTAGTAGCTTGTATGGTAGCAATCTTTTTAACCAGCACATCCGTAGCCAACGCCTCCCCACCGGTTAACGCGGTCCATTGCTTAGAAACGTGGCGGGCTATAACCTCAGCGTTACGCTTTCCTTGCTGCCGGCGTAACCTATCATAATCCTCCCCGTTAGTCTCTTTTTGATCCGATTCTTTTTCTGTAAAATTATCTTTTTTTTGTGTTGGGGTTTCTTCTTCTACACATTCTTTACTTTCTTTACATTCTTTAGTAATGGTTAGCTCCTGGTTAGCTCCTGGTTGGTCGCTGGTTAGCTCCTGGTTAGTAACCGGGTTAATAGCCTGGTTAGTGTCACTAGGGGTATCCTGGTAATCCCCATATTTAACAACGGTAATAAGACTACCTCCCCCGGTTATATCATTGGTTACCTCCCCGGTTAGTTTTAGCTTATTTAAAGAGGTACGTATATTTTGCCTACTTAAGTTAAGCTCATCCGCCAGTATTAATATACTGGTTAAGCGCTGCCCTCTTTTTATTAATCTCCCCCTATACTTTTTATCTTTTAGGTTAGCGGTTATAATTAAATGTAAAAATAGCCTAAAAGTTTTACCATCAGTATACCGCTCCCGCTCAGTAATTCATCTATGCAATTTTACCCATCACCTACCTCATAGCATATAGCCTAAATTATTTAGACAATAAAAAAAACGCCCTTGTCGGGTGCTTTTATCACTATACATATAGGCATATACCTTAATGAAGTAATCCCCAGGGCGTTTATGTAATAGTATACTAGTTACCTAAATAACTATTACAAGGGATCATATAAGATACGTATACCTATAATGATAAAAGCACGTATACTATATATCGTAGTATAACAAAAAAGCAATACATACTACTAAAGTATATACCGCCTTTTTTAACTTATATGATATAATATATTATACTTTTAGGTTTCTATACATTCTACCCAGCATTATAGCCATCTCCTTACGGGTTATATTATCATCCATATTATTACCGTTAGTAATTCCTAACGCTATCATAGCCTCTATATCCTTATTATCCTGGCGTATTTTTTCTTGCTTAATTTTATCTATATCTTTTTTATCAAATAGCGCATAACTAGTATATAATACATCCAACATATCGTAAGGGATACAAAAGGCCCCCGGCACTACTACGCCCTCAGTAGTTGTATAGCTATACTTATCCTCACCGTAACTATTAGCATATATAAAACCTAGCCCATCATAACCAACCTTAATAAAAGCATGGCCATAGCTACGCCCCCTAACCGCTACTCCTCAGTTTTCACGCGTAGCAGCTCGGTTAATCTCCCTGGATCCCGTGGCTATTAATTGATCTATACTTAAAGCATATTGCATATCGTACCTACTTTGGCATATAGCGTAACCGAATATATACCCGCGCGCCCTTGCTTGCTCTACAGATCCGCGGATACTACCCCCGGCCGTTATGATTGCCTCCCATTCCGCTAGCGCTATCCTCCGCTCCTCTACGTAGTCGTTAGTAACTCCGGATTGCTCTATATGGTTCATCTCATTAACTCAGCGGCTAACGCTTGCCCTGGTGCAAGCATAAGTAGTATCCGGATCATTATTAAGCGCCTGGTTAAGTACTGCCGTGTTATTAAAGAGTACGCTAGCCGGTAAATACCTTAAATCACTAGTACCCATAATATCACTATAGAGGTAATCCGTAGCAGCTCTAATATCTACCGCTCCATCTACCTCTAATATTTCCGTATTATTCATAGGATCAAAAAAAGAAACTAAAAACGCCCTGGATCATTTCCGGGGCGCTATGTAATTAGTATTTACTACTCTTAAGGTTTTTACCCTCTATATAATTATATGCTATCATAGCAACGCTGGCCGTTACTCATACCTTACCTAATATGCTCTCTATTGTAGCAACATCCAGCAAGGCCGTAACTACTGTATAGATCACTCATAGTATAAGACATAGAATTAGTACCGCGTGTGTACCATTTACCTTAAAGGTAGCCTTAATAAACTCAGTTAATAACGTAGCTACCGGACCGGCTACAATAGATAGCACTAATAGTATTGGCTCCGTGTAACCTCAGCTCGTAAATGGCAAGGCGGGTAATTGTTCCACTTGCTCCGGCATTTCCACCGTAGCGGTTAGGATCTCGCCAGTTATAGGGACCTCTACGCTGTCTACTGCGGTAATTGTATCCTCAAAAGCCACCTCTAGTAATAACATCTCCCCAGTAGTTATATTTGATCCACTCATAATAATTATAGTAATAGTAAAAACTTAATTATACTACTTGCTTAATATCCGGCATACTTTCTAGCTGCTCTTTACTCATTTGCTGCCTTGGCATTCAATTCCACGCCAGTACTACGCCTTTTACGTTAGTATTATCAAACTCCACTATATCACCATCATTAGTAAGCACCGCGTAAGCTCAGTTATTAAGCACTACGGTACCCATTTCCTTACCATAAATAACCCCGTCTACCTCCGGAGCGCTGCTATCATGGTATATAATTGCTACTTTGTCGTTAAGACTTACCGGGAATACTTTAGTATTAGAGTATAAAAACTGCTCTTTAATTGGATTTTGCATAATAATAAGGGTAATAGTAAAGTATCTCTATCTTATAAAAAAATAATTGGATGGCAAGGTTTGCTTTTTGCATATACCCATATCACATACCTGTATAGTAGCCCTTATATAACACTTAGCGGGAATATATTTACCTATAGGGTTTTGCGGCTTTTCTCATTCATAAAACCAGCTAGAAACTTCATTTTCTACTACTTTAGGTGCGGGGTTGTTCCACTCTCTACTAGAAACTAGGCTATATAAACCATCACCATCTATATCGCATAGTAAAGTATCCTTACCAAATATTTTAAGTGTTTTTTTTAACTGTCCTATCACTATATAACTCTATAGGCTCACCTAAACCGTATACCTCTTTTTTGCTAGTGATTGCGCTATACTCAAAATAATACTCTCTTTGCCTCTCCTCTATTGCCTTAATCTTTTGGAATTCCGTAACCGTTGTAATTATATATATGGAAATACCTAATCATCATAAAATCACTACGGCATAGTATATATATACTAATAATTCTACGGCTTTACTTTTTAGTACTGTCATCTTTTGTAATAGATATATTAAAACTGGATAAATCTATTTTTTCTACTATTTTATTTGCTACTTTCCTAGCTCCACCAGGCCCTATATATACTAATAATATATAAGCGGATATTATATAATAAACTACGTTATCTATAGGGTTATCCGCTGGATAGCGCCTATCTATTCGTATTACGGTAATCATTGCTATGATCCCTAGAAACGCAAATATAGATCTTATTATTTCTTCCATACGAGCGCTATTAATGCTAAATGTTTTACTTTTTTGCTCCCGGCTTAAATCCTAAGCTTTCCGCGTCTTCTACGGTCTCAAAATACATATCTCCCCTATCTTTATCCATCTCTATAGTATCATACTCATCATCAGTAACCGTATAGTATAACTTAGACTCGTTAACTGCAATAATAGGAGCGTTACTTTTTTTTATTTCCGCCATAGCTGCCGCGTTTTTTCTAATCTCTCTGCGGAGCTTTATTTTTTCGGTTAACATACTATCCAGGGCAGCTATCTGCGCCTTAATAGTTTTAATATCTGCGGTAGTCTTTTGCAATAGTATAAGCGGGCTGGTAATAGTCTTTTTTTCCGTGTACTCCAATACCTCTACTTGCCCATCACTCTTAATATTAAATTTAGTATCCATAGTAATTATCCAATAATGGTAAAAGTTACGCTATTAGTTTCATCCACGCTAAATCATCCAAATACGTTAATAGTAATATCCGTGCTATCTACGGCAGTAATTGTACCGCTTTTTGCATCACTTCTAGGGCTACCGCAAGCCGAGCTATAACCCTCATTATTATACCCTCATCCGGTACTATTTTGCGCTCCGCTAGTCCAAATACCTACCGCGGTACTAGTTCCATTACTAATCATCCTGGTATGGATCACCTCCGGCACTCTACCTAACGTATGGGGTACGGTTATAGTTCCGGTATTTCCGGAAAAAATATTAATGCTGGCCGTTACTGCCTTTAAATCTACCTTAGCTATCTCACTCTTTAACTGCGCAGCATCTATAACCCTACCCGCAGTACCATCAGTAACAGCCGTACTGTCCGCAAGTTGTGTAAGCCCAGCGGTTCACGTAGTAGCTAGCTTAGCAATATTGCTAACCTTAACCTTACGATTTACCCCGGCGCTTGCATCATATACTACCAGCTCATCATTATCTCTATCGATTGTTATAACTTCTACCAGGCCGTTAATATCACTAGTAGGGGTTATAAAAGCTAAAGCGCTCCCGGATATTCCTAGTACTTGCCCAGCGGATCAAAACGCTAGTAAGATCTCCCCACCGGATCCATTAGTATATGGTATACGGTTAGCAGTTAACCCAGCACGTAGGGAATCCGTATCTAACTTACCAGTTTCCAGGCTAACTATTGCATCTTGCATATCCTGTATTACTTTGCTTACTAAGTGTAGGCTAACCCTATCATCCGCACTAAATCCATAACTAGTCGTACCGTTTTGGCCCCTCTCTATTGTCATTACCTCCCCCACTACGTTAGTTACTTTAACTTGCTCATACTTAACTATACTCTCTACCCCGTACTCACTTAGTAAGATCTCCTCCAGGGTTAAGAAAAAAGGATATACGCTAGGAAACTTAGCAGCATCCCCGGCCTTTACTTGCATACTTAGCGCGCCACTACTAATAGGAGCATCTAATAACCCTTGGCCATAATCCTTTACTTGGAATTTTGTTAACGTCATAGGTAAATTATAATGCTAAAAGTTTCTTAATCTCATCATTTACGCCCTCGCTATCATATAACTCTAATACTACACTATCCGGCTGGTACTTAACTTTTTTAATGTATTTAGTACCTATATTAGTAGGATCCCCTAAAACTTTAACAACATCCCCAGGCTTAATACTACTTAAGTTATACTTATTATTAACATATATTGCAATCACTTGCCTAGCATTTGCGTAACGCTCTAAGTAAGCCGCCGCAAATAGGGCAGCGGTAGGGGCATCTTTAATATCATTATTAACTATATCCCCATCCGACCTTTTTTTGGTATTATATAGCGCAATGCTAGCAGCATCCGTATCTACTACGCTACCGCCATCATATACTACCTTAATACTATTAACCAGCTCATCTATATCCTCTTGTAACTCTATACCGTTAATCTCATTACCTAGCTTAAGTATATGGTCTGGCTCCGGATCCGCAACCTCACCAAAAAAGTAAACTTTACCCGTACCGCTATATACTATATGCCGGCCGGTAATATCTAAGATCTTACCAATAGCTTTAATACAGTTATCCGAGTCAAAAGATACGTTAATACTACTACCATAATCCGGTATACTTGCCCCATCATAACTAAAGTAACCGGGTAGTAAGTCTAGGATCTCTTTAAGTATTACCGCTGGATCCGCGTTTTTAGTAAACGCCTCTAATCCTCAGCTAGTGTATATGGTAGCAGCCAGGATTGACTGGTAACCAATGCAATCTATACTAAATATATCACTTTGGGGGGTTATATTCCTACCAACCCTACTAACTACCCCGGTATAGATACTAGTATCCTCTATGGTTTTTTTAGAGTTATCCGGTAGGGCGTTTATTATTGTAGTAGGACTAGACGCAGTACCTGAGAACTTTTGCCCTGTGTATGATAGTACTAGTCAATCTGTTACGTATCATCAGTTGAATGTAGCGTTCCTTTCTGTTTCAGATAAATCAGTATGATAAAAAAGAATCTTTTCAACACTTCCTTTATAATCTCTACCAGGGTATGATGGCATTCTTCATAAATAAGCGTTTAATCAACTTGAGGTAATTACTCACGTAGTAGCCTCTTGTTTTATTATACTTCAATCACTATTGTAAAGAGTTGCGTTTATTCCATCATAAACAAATATAATCTCATAAGATACTCAATTTAAGAAAGTATTATTAGCAGTAGTAAAGAAATTGTCACTTAATCAAAATAAGTTCGCTTGAAATTTTTGTCAACCAAAGATGAATCAAAGTCATGTACCACCACTTCTATTTGCTATTAATGTAGAAATTTGTGTTGTAGAGTCTCAAATAACTCACTTAGCATACATAGAAAAACTTCAAGCAGGATTTAAAGCACTTGTGTCTCATATCGTAGCATATCCATCCACCCCATCAAACACTATAGCATCATCCACAATAGTAACCCCACCGCTTACAGTACCATTATATGAAGAGTTTAATAATCTTTCATAGGTGCTTTCTGTTACTGTGTTTTGCGTAGGATCAATAACCTTAATAATATCCCCGTTTATTATACCTAGGTTACTAGTGTATCCTCCTAAAGTTTTTTTAGAGTTATCCGGTAGGGCGTTTAATATTCTTATAGGAATTCCTGATGCTCACAGTCTATCATACTTCCCACTGTAATAGTTTTCAATTCAATCTACTATTAGATTTCAATTAAATTGAGACTCTATCTCTTCTTTACTAAAAAATTTATTCCAAAATCATGCTCGATAGATATCTTTATGACTACTACTTGCGTCACCGTTTCAAATAGCAGTGTCACCTATTCTTTGTGATTCAAATGTGAAAGTAGGGCTTGCATTAAACCCTCAAGGCTGTATATCTATACCATCTAAGAAAGGATGATATGTTCAATCTAAAGCTCTATACCTTATTCCTGCAATATAGGTTTCTCACTCAATCAATGCATTTGAATGCTGATAATTTATGACATTACTTCATCTTGCACTAAATATTAAAGTAGATCAGCTATGATAGATAGCAAAACGATATCATGATCAGAATATTCATGAGTAATATCATATTCTATCTACTATCTTGAATTTTACAGCAAGTGTGAAATTATCTGATTCAGTATAAGTTTTAGTATTATTTGCATATAAAGTAATGCTATCTCAAGTTCATCATCATATATCTTTATCTCATCTAAGTTGAATAACTCATTTGTTTGTTATATTTAAACGATAATCTGTAAAGTCTACTGTATCTTGACATCTATAAGTAGGATCTAATAGCCTTTCATAAGTAGTGTCTGTAACGGCCAGGGTTTCCAGGGCAGCGTTAATATCTAGCGCCATACCTCAGTATCCACTATCTAAAACGCTGCTATATCAAATATCCCCATCTATAATAGCCCGGGGTATGGTGCGCTTAAACGCGTTATCTTTATCGTATACCTTAATAACGTAATTAGACATAAGTTGGCTGCCATTGTATATAAATATCTGCGGACCGGATCCCGTCTATGAATACATCAAAAGTATTAGCCCCTATATCGATAAACGCAAACGATCACGTAAAAAGCTGGTTACCAATACTATTAAGCTCTACATCTTTACGCTCCCCGTCAAATTCTACTATATCCGCACTTACAAAATTGGTATCCGCTTGCGCACTTATATAATTACCATTAATACCAACGGTTACCGTTGTTACGTCTTGGCATCACGCCAATAATTGTACTATGATCCTAGGCTTAGCCTTATAGTTACCTACTACGCTACTCACTACCTCGGTAAAGCTGCTAGACTTTCATAAAAAAGGATAAATTACGCTACTTACTCAGTATAAAAACGGCTCTAACGTCTTAAACGTAACGGAATAAGGGCATATATTTAAATGGTAGTATTGGCGCGGTATGCTTAATGCCGTTACGGTTGCGGTTGTATTAACTTGCGTACCGTCACTTTTACGGTGCCTAAGCTCCCTATTAGGTAAAAATAGCGCTTGCTTAAATCACTCTATAACCTTTTGCAATCCGCTAGGGCTATCACTCTTAAGCGTTCCGGTAATCGTAATACTTTTAGTGTCTAAATTCCAATTAATAAAACCTTGACCATCCTCGCGGGCCGTCTTAAACGTATTAAATGTATACTCATCTAAATTATCTATATTGCCAATAGTCTTAACGCGTACCGTACTAGTATCAAAATCAAAACCGTTATAAGACAAAATACCCGCGCTGGTTAGCATGCTTAACGCCTTACCCGTTCCTAGTAGTGTAGTACCTAACGTATTAAATCAAATCATTAACCAGCATATCAAACGGATAAATCGCGCCTAGCCTCCCTTAGCGTATTTTTTAGCAACCTTACAAAATCATCCTTACTAGATCCATCACTTACGGTAATATTTTGGATGGTTAAATTAATCTCACCCCCTCCGGCTTTATCTCATTGGATCACCGTACCGGATCCGTTAGGGCGTATAAGCTCCGGCCCATTTTCACCAACTCGGTAAGGGCTGCCGGCCATAACCGCACCTCATACACTACGGCGCTCAGCACCGCCAACGGTCGGGATAGATATACCCACCACGCTAGATACGCTATTAATTTTTTCTATTAGGTTATTAATCTTATTAAGTACCCGATCCACTACACTAGTAGCAGTATTTTTAATACCGTTAAAGATATTAGTAAACATATTACCAATACCAGTAACTATACTACCGGCCGTGCTGCTAAATAACTCTAGCCCGGTACTCCATACGGAATTAATACCATCTAATACGCTACCAACTACTCACTTAACCAAATCTAAGCCGGATTGCATAACTCCTTGTATAATTGCCAGCTTAGGCGTAATAAATCACGCTATAGCATCTAACGCCCCGGATATAGTAGCTTTAATGCTATCCCGGTTAGTAACTACGGCTATAACCACCTCACTAAGTCCGCCCGTCATTACTCATAAAAAAACGCGTCCAAATATGGTACCATACTCCACTATTTTATCTAACGCTACTTTAGTAAAATCCTTAATATTTTCTCGGATCTCACCCATACGGATCTTAATACTATCCCGGTGCCTATACATCTGTATACCAGCTGCCGCAACCGCCGCAACCGCTAGTATTGCAAGTCCTATAGGCCCAGTAAGCGCAGCAAATCCCGCACCTATCATAGGTAAGGCAAGCCCCAGGGTTCATACTACCGCTATGAGTCACGTAACCGCCCCAGCAACTAAAAAGATATTTTTAGTTAGCTCCGGGTTGGCGTTCATCCAGGTAGTTAGTTTATCCACCAACGGTACTAACCTCTCGGATAGCTCGGATATAATAGGTACTAATCACTTACCTAGCCCCTCGGCTAGATCCCCTAAAGAGTTATTAAGGGCTACACTTGCCCCCTCCCCGGTTGTCCTCATCATCTCATTAGTAACCTTAAGGTTAGCATTCATAATATCTTGGATGGCCGCCACTTTTTCGGTTTCGGTACCCATCTCTAAAATAGCAGTTTGGTTATCACTCATTATAATACCTTGCTGCTTTAATGCTCATAAGTCTAGCCCGTTCATAAGTTTACCAAACGTATTAGCGGTACTATTCATTTGCTCAGAGGTTACATTAGCCCCGTACGTTGCTACGGCATAATCTTGCATAGTACTAGTAAGACTACCAATAGTATTAATAGAGGTACCAAACGTAGCAAGTTGGGCTTGGGCAGTCATTGTAACCTCATCTCATATAACCCCTACGTTTTGTTGCGCTGCCGCTAGGTTTTTCATCTCTTGTACTTGCTCAGAGGTAGCCCCGGTAATCTTTACTAAGGCATTCTCTAAGATCATCTCGCTTTTTTCTTGCTCCTTATAAGCATCAGTAGCTAGCTTTGCCCCTCATACAATAGCCCCAAACGCAATACCTCCACCTATTGCCATCTTACTAAAAGTAGCTTCGTGCTTTTTTCAAAAGCTGGTAATAGAGTTACCTACCTTAGTAAAGGTTTTGCTAGCCTGGTCCACGGCACTAACTATTATATCTATTTTGCTCATAGTATAGGCTAACAAGGGTTAAAACTATTTATTATCTTTAAGCTTTTTTAAGGCTTTGCCGTTCCGCTCCATCCTTAACTTAATATAATCTATAACATTTATAGGGGTACTCATATACTCCGCCCAACTCCGGCCCATATACTTACATACCTCTATTGCATTAAATATACTGTCTACGTTTTCCGGTTGCGTTTCATATATAAAAGCATCCTCGTACCGGTTGTTAACTATTTCGTTTTTTTTTCCGATTGTAGCTCCTCCATTTTTTGCTGGATATAATCGGTAAGCTCATCTAATACCTCTACGCCTTGCTCCAAAATATGAGTTAATACATCTGGGATACTTGCAATACTTTTATCATTACCGGTATCCGGATCCGTTACAGATACTTTAGTAATAAAAATAGATAGTAGCTTATTAGTATACGCTACCTCATCTATTTTATCCTTTTGCAACTGTATCGTGGCGCGCTGGACCTCTTGGAATTTATACCCATTAAGCATATCGTATAAAGTATACGTATCCCCGTTAATTATAAGATCAATAGTACTAAGCATCTATATCATTAATTACTGGTAAAAGGGTGCATCTACAGTTAGGATGGATAGGCGGGCCTTTTACGCTCTCGTAATCCAGCTTAATAGTACCGGCTCCCGCAACTGTAAGCCTGTCTCACTTCTTAAAGAACGTACCGCCTAAGCCTATTTTTTTCTTGTGCATACTATTACAGTATGGGCATACCCTCTCATCTATGGCAGTATATCGCTCTTTTTGATCCACTACCCCGGATTGCTGCCGTGCCTGGTCCTGGGCATAGGATCATAGCTTAATGGTTTCGGTACGTACTATAACATTAATACGCTCCTTACTCATATCCGCAAACATATTAGCCATTTGCGTTTTTAGCTGCCTAATACTTACGCCTTGCTCCTCTGCCTTTAATATTAAAGTACTCACTTGGTCGGCCGTGTAAAGATCTACTCACCTACTAAGTATAGCTAAGTTTTTATCTTGCCATTTATTATAGCTAGGAGCCTCTAAGACAAAATTAGCATCACTAACCTCATCCATTGCCGCCTGGCCCTCTACTTCTATTAACTGGCGCTGCGGATTGCGCATAACCGTTAACCATAGGCTTAAATACTTATCTTTAGGCCACTTAGGAGGCTTTATTTTCTTTACCGCCTTAGCATCATCATCATCTAACGTATCTAAATAATCCATAACGTCCTTACGTTGTTTTTGGAATATCTTAAGCATTTGCTTTTTATAGCTAACCTCGTGCTTATCCATACGCTTAATTATAATGCCGTGTCTTTCTTCTAAGTCTTCATCAGTACCTTTAATGGTTCATAATGCAGCTTTAACTATTGCTTGGCTTAGTATCTCATTTACTGGCGTATTTTCTAGCTGTTTTAGTAGCTTTTTATTAACTGTAAGTGTTGCCTTACTAGATTTTTCCGGTATTTCCGGATCTATTACCTCGCTAGTATCTATAAAATCATCCCCATAAAACATATCATCCCCTCACTTGCGGGGTTTTTCTCATAGTATACGGCGGTATTCGTTAAGCGTAATAGCTCTACTTAATCGATCCTGGCGCGCCTGGTCCTTACTCTCCGGCACTACTCCGGTAAACTCTATAACCTCACCCGTATTAGCTAGGCCCTTAGTTAACGCCTCAGCAAATTTAGTACATAGCGGCAATAGTACATTTTTAGCAAATATAATACTAAAGGCCTCTACATTACCTACGTTAACCCCCTCACCCATACCCAGCATAGCTTTAGGTACCTTAAATGCTGCTAGTATCTCATCACGGCTAAACCCGCGCTGCAAAACAAAATCCATCTCCTTTTGGCTAGGGTTAGCGTTAGCTATTGTAAGCCCACCGTGCAATATTGCTAGCTTACCGCGGTTATTTACTCCTTTATGCTTATTTAGTCGTTTTTCCTCCACGCGTTCTAACTGGTCCTTATTCATTTTTTGCGCAGTCTGCAATACAGTACCGGCGCTTGCGTCATTTTCGTAATATTTCCAGTTCCACGTACTAGCCGCATTATCTGTATCAATTGCTATGGCTGCCGCTTGTATATCTCCATAAGTACCGCTCTTAGGGCTAAAGTTAGTAATAACTATAAGCTCCTCCGGCTTAAAGGTAGCCTTAACGGTACCATTACGGTACTCATATCCCAGGATTCTTTTACCATTTACGCTATATTTAGGCTCCATTTTATCCGAGCGCAAGACTTGTAAGGCGGTAACCTCTTTACCTACTTGGATTTTCCATATATAAGCTACCCCGCTCAGCTTTAAGAAACTGGTAGCAGCCTCCAAAACGTCAAAAGTCACTATATCAGTAATATAATGATCCTCTACTTTTTTACCTCACTTAGTAACCTGGATAGGTAAGCAAGCAACGCTACTAGCTATAATACTCACGCAATCAAATACCCAACCTTTATAACGGTCCAGGTATTGCGTAGCAGTTAGCGTATTTAATGAAAAGCTGCTGCTACTTGGCAGTATATCTACATCATAATAGCTCTTACTAAGCTCATTTTTTAGCTGCCCCTTTATGAGTTTTTGCATTTTTCTTAGTAATTGCTAAAGCCTTTTTATCCGCATCAT